GAGGTGAAGCGTAAGCGTAAGCCTAAGAGCCAGAAGCAACTTGGAAACATCTTCGGCAATATGATAGCCAAGATAGAGCATGAGGCAAACGAAGTCCGTCAGGATGGCGTGGACGGGCTTATTAAGTACCTTAAGGATCTTGACATCCCTAAAGGTGTAGAAGCTACTCCGGACTTTATAAAGAATGTCTTGTACACGGTAGCCCCAACATTTAACGGGCTTGGCAAAGAAGTCACTCTAAGCAAGATGGACACAAAGCAAGCGTCCGACTTCTTCAAGAGGGCAGCGAATATAATGTCAGGGTATGTCCCTATACCAGACCCAACTAAAGGAATTAAGGAGTAAATAATGAGCGAACTATTCACCTATGAAGAGTTAGAGGCTAAGGTGATTTACCAGGACATACGGCTCTGTAAACAGACCGCCCTGCTCCGCCATCTTGCCGCCTCTGCCTGTGACCATTGCAATCCTATAAGTAAGCGGGACTGTGAGACGTGTTGGGCTAAGGATTATAAATAATGCCCGACCTAACCCCACACCAGTTTAAGGGACAATAATGACCTGCTCCACCTGTAAACACTACTACCCTTACTCGCACAAGCATGAGAAGGATTTTGACGGCATATGCCGCTTCAACCCTCCCCTGCACGTGAGCATGAAGCCAAGATATATCAGTGTCAAAGCGGTGGGGTGGTGTGGACAGTGGAAGACTATGAAGACCCGTAAGCAGACCAAGAACAAGATCGAATACAGCGACGAGTTCAAAGCCTTCTACGAGGCGTACCCAAAGAAGAACTCGCCTGACGTAGCTTGGCGGTCATGGAGCGATGAGACAGTTCTGCTCCCTGAACACTACCAATTAGTGATTGAACGGGCTAAGGCCTACGCTGAGGCGTGTGTGAGCGAAGCTAAGGACATGCAGTATGTGAAGCACCCCTCGACATGGCTTAGGGCGGGGGATTGGAAGACTAAAACCGAGAAGAAGCTAGGGACAAAGGATTGTATTGAGTGTGGCGCGCCCTACGCTTCTGGACATAAATACGTTGTAAAGGGTAAATACAGATGCGAGAAATGCAGAAAGAAATAAAATGGCCGCTTCTTGACAAGGCGTTGAACTTTCAGGGGCGGGCGTTTTGATCGGCGTCCGCTCTAATATTAAAAATAATTACAAACTGATTTGACTTTTGATTTATATCGGGTATAGTTTAAGAGCCATGAGAAACAACCATAACAATCAAGAAACCTCACGAACCACACCGGAGTCCCTCCAGCTCCACTTTTCTCATGGCGAGATCATAGCGTTCGTGGGGTTTTCAATTAACTAACGCCCATAAGGGCATAACTTTTAATGAAGGAGTATTACAATGAGTACAACATCAACACCAGTATATGTATCAACGAGAACTAAAAGCAGTTACAAGATTAACGCCAAAGCGATAGTCCTCACAACCCACAAGGGCACTAACATGCTTATCGAGACGGAAGAAGTCCCCGTTCTGGACGACGTGCTTTACAAGGGTTTCTACAGCGAGGACTTAGCGAAGTATCAGGCCCGTAAGGACATCGAGAAGATGATTAAAGGTGGACTGAAAGTGAAGATGGAAGATGTCGAGGTAGCCGCCCGCCCTTTTTGAAGCTAAAGAATCCTACTGCATCCAGAGCGTCCACCTCGACAGAGATATGCAACGCAGCCTTAGAAGCTATGAGCAGCACCTCGTCGACGCAATGCGATACCTCTACGGGCCAAAGTTCTTCGCCTAAGCCCTACTCCCCCGCTGTAGGGGATGTGGTGGAGTTTGAGCGAGAAGGCATGACGTGTAAGGGCTTAATATTCCTGATGAATGGTATTGTTGGGATTGTATCAGGGTGGCACTATGGTGATGGTAAGTACACAGTTTCATCTTCTGTCTGGTTTGATTTTGCCATGAAAACCGCAAGAAAAATAGGCGAAACCGACTCAATAAGGAATGTGACTATTACTACTAGAGCCAAAGAAATCGCCAAAGCCTACTTCGCCCAGCCCACCTTCAAGGTAGGGGACAGGGTTAAGGTGGTAAGGAAGGGTTCTGTATCTTGTGGGCACGATGTTGGGTCTATAGGGGAAATCACCTCAATAGACGAAGACACCGGTAATCCTCGCGTGAAATGTGGGCATCTATCTCTTTGGCATAGTCTGGACTCTCTTGAACCCGCCCCAGCCCCCACCCTAACCGGCACATACGAAGAACGCCAGAAGCAGTGGCTGGAATATCATGGGCTTAAGGTTGGGAGTAAGGTTAAGGTTGTGCGGAAGTTTAAGGAAGACGAAGATGGATGCGATTGCATGGAAAGCTCAGAGAAGGACGATGCGGTTGGGTCGGTATTTACAGTTATTGAGATACGGGAAACGTACATAGTTGTAAGTCGCCTAAAAGATAATTGCTTCCCCTACTCAGCCCTCGAACCCGCATAGAGAAACCCATACAGGGGGCAGGCAATAAGGTCTGCCCCGGAAGGAATAAAGACTAATGGCTAAAGCTAAAAAAGGTACTCTGACGTGGTGGAAAAAGAAAGCATGGGAAGCGTTCTCTAGATGGGTTCGGCTTCGCGATGCTATTGAAACCACCGGGACCAAGACCGACCTTATCTGCTGTACGTGTAGCAAGCAGTACCCGGCGTTTGGGGTGGGTTGCGCCCAAGCAGGGCATTACGTCCCCGGTCGGTCACATATCCTCCTATTCGAGCCACACGGCGTCCACGGGCAATGCTACAACTGCAACTGCACCTTGAAGGGCAACCCCCAGAACTACCGTGACTTTATGATTAAGAAATACGGGGTAGAAGAGACTACGCGAATAGAACAATCAAGGTTTAACAGGACTTTTAAGTACCGGACATTTGATCTTGAAGAAATCAGGGATAAATATGTACTGGCTTATAACGAACTTTTAACGGAGATTAAATAATGATTTGCTACCTCGATCAATGGTGGTGCAAGAAATACAAGGACTGCGCCAACCCCTGTAACCGTGCCTTAACCCCCGAAGTGCAGGCCAACGCCGATAAGTGGTGGGGCGAAGGCGAAGCTCCTATCGAAGTGCAAGTTAACCCAAGATGTTTTAAGGAGATACAATAATGGACACGATCAAAGCACTAAAGAAAAACGAGCGACCCTTTGGCCTTATGACGGCAGAGATGCAGGCGAAGGCGAAGGAGATAGGGATTGGGGAGTTCTGGGTATACATTGAATTCGGGCAAAACCAAATGACATCACCTGCTGTATGGGGCAAGCACCCAGATAGGTTTAATTGGGGTGAAACCGTTAAGCTCCGCCCCGACTACGAACCAAAGCCGGAGATTGTGGAGTGCGAGGTGAAGGCAAACCGCCACGGACTTCATTTTGTAGACGACGAAGGTCGATGCCTTGGAATTGGCATGGCTATAAATTACCCCGACTTCATCGGCTTTAAGTATGCTGGAGGTGTTGTTTCGACGTCGCCAAGGCATTACTACGACGGGATCGAAGGGGAGCAGACTTGGCAAATCTACGAGTCTAAGCTATTAACTAAATACGAAGTCCTCACCCCAACCCACGTCCTATTCAGCAAGAAAGGTTAAGGCAATGGCAAAGATAAGAATTCTGTTTTACAAAGCCAAATGGGGTGACGGCCATCTAATGGACAACCTCATCAACTTCTGGACATGGTTAATCAGTGCCAAGAACCGTAAGGTTGGGCCTTATAGCCATGTAGAGATATGGACGCCGTGGTCAATGGACACTTTCCATGTCAAGGCCGCAGACGGAACTATCCTTGACAATGTCGGCACGCTCTGGACCTCTACCATGCGAGGCAAAGACAACGGTACAGTCAAGCGGCCGGCTAGTGAGGTTATACAGAATCCCAAACGCTGGGACTATGCCGAAATAGAAGTGACGCATGATGATTACGATAGAATGGTGCTATGGATGAAGATAGAGGTTGACTTCAATTCAGGTTACTCTATGCGAGATTTATTTAAGTTCTTCGGGCTTGGAATACTAGCCGACAAGAAAAAGAATATCTGTAGTGAGTTTTCCAATAACGCTATTCATCAAGCATTTGGCATTGACGATGACGAAGTCGTCTCCCCCCGCCGCCTTGCCTGGAAGCTGGTACAGGCTGGGTGTGTAATTAAACCTCTTAAGGAGATAGAAGCATGAGTAAAGAGAAAGAACTAAAGGCAAAGTTTTTCTTTTGTCCTAAATATGGGAAAGCCGAACGATGCCCAATGGTGAAGTCCGCCTCCGACCTCCAACAGAGACTGGATGTGGCAGAGAAGGGGCTTCGTGAAGTCGGCGACCTATGCAGTAATTGCAACGGGTTAGATGATGCACAGGCTATCGCGTACGGACATGGAGCTGTCAAGAAGGATGGGTGCGACCAATGCTGGATTGATAGGCTTGAAGATAAGAACTCCGGCCTCCAACAGGCCCATGACAAGGCAGTGCAGGCGTTGCAGATATTAGACCCTTGCGAGATGTGCGAACACGACTTCGATGGAAAAGAATACTCATGTCCTTGTTACTTTAAAAGAACACAAGACGAAGCCCTTAAGGAGATAACCAAATGAAAACCCTACTAATAATCCTACTTCTGACCCTGACCGGCTGCGCACAACATGTAAGCACCGAGACACTCATCAGGGACGGCGTAGAATACCGCTCAGTGGTCAAACAGAACTTATTCCTATGGTACAAGACTAAGGCTATTGACCACAGAACAGACTACTCCAGCATGGTTATAGGCGATACTGCACCTGACCCTAACACCGCCTCTGCTATTGTTGAGGGTGCTGTGTCTGGGCTAATTAGGATATGATATGACAAAACAACAGATATTACCAACACTTCTAATAGTAATAGACTTAGGTGCGGCGTTTATGTACTTCCCCGACGACTGGCGAAAGGTTGTTTACTGGATTGCGGCGGCAGCACTTACTTATGTTGTAACCTTTTAAGGAGGTATCATGGAAACCGATATATGCCTAACCTGCAATACAATCAAGCCCATCTCTGAGCTATGCAAGGACAGGTCTCTCAAGACCGGCTACAAGAAGCTGTGTAAGCCCTGCCTTAGTAAGAAGTGCAAGAAGTATTGGGCAAAGAAAATAAGGAACAACACCGACAACATGTACGCTACTGGCGTAGACCCAGAAGTGCGTGAGGCTATCATGGATTTAGAGATGCCTGTCTGGAAGGAGCGGTTTGAGGTTATCAAACGATACAAGCTGGACATCGAAGATGACTCTGACTCAGACAATATAGAACGGGTACTGGCCCTGCATGGGCTGAGTTAAATCCCCCCGCCGTGATAGCGAGGGGCCGGAGGAGATGAAAATGTTATATAAACCCCTACCCCTTTTATGGATAGCGACTAAGTATCCAAGGGCAGGGGCCAAGGAATTATTTCTTTTTACTCTTTCCAAGTTTACCTTTAGTCTTGCGGACAAGCTTGCCCTTTGTTTTTTTCTTGAGTCCCTGTGGCATTATTCTCTTTCCCATTCTTTAACTATATCATAAATACGCTCTACGTTATTTTCCATGTTCCGCATCCATTCTTTTTGAACGCCCTCGGATATAGCCTGTTTCTTTTCTATGGCGTCCATCCTCCCGTCTACATTAGTGTATATCACGAAGCACCCAATCATTGCCCCGGCTATAGCTGAGATAATCTTTATGCTTGTGTATGTCTTGTCTAGGTTAATCCTTACTCTATCTGTCATGATGTACTCCTTTAAAAATCTCTGCCTCTTAAGCCGCCTACGTTGCGGGGTTGCTGTTTCTTGTCTTTTGGGAGTATTTTCGCGTCTCTAAGTAACGACTTGTTAAGCTTTGCTACAATTCCAGGTATCCGCTTCGAGCCTTTAGGCATTTTCAATAAGCCTCTGATCAGTGCGCTAGAAGCAGGCTTACTTGCGGCCAATGCCCACGCTGCCGGAGCTATAGCCACAGTTCCACCTGCTAACATTGTAACAGGGTTATCATTTACAAAAGGCAGACCGCCTACTGCGGCAATACCTCCGCCTGTTTGTATACCCTTAATAAACAACACCCCCAGTGCGTTCTTTTTATTCTGGGTTATCTTTGCAAACTCCCTAAGCCTTCTGAGGCTCTTTGCCTGCTTAGGGCCAAGCAATTCTTTTGATGCCGCTAGTCCAAACTTCTTTATATTAGTTTCTAGCTTGTGGGATATTATCTTGCCAGTCTGCGAGTCTGTTGATCTTGCTATAAGGTCTTCATACCACGTCCTTTGTAGCTGATTCCATGTCTCGACACCGCTCTCGTTAACCTTACCTTTAATTGTTTTCGTTAGGCCGTTTCTTATGTTCTTGATGTTGTCTATACCGTTATCTGGAAACAATGTCTCCACCGCCCTAGCCTTCGCTCTTGGGTCGTCTAGCTTATTGATTAACTTTAGTGGGAAGGCATCATTGAAAGCCTTCTTCCCGGTGCGGTAAGCGACCCTGAGATTCGCGTGAAGCAACTTAGCCTCCTTGCTTGCACCTTTAACTGATATAGGGTCTGTCAAGGCTTCATCAGCAAGGGATGCGAGTTTCTTAACTGCTCCCTGTGCAGCATCGCCGCTTATATCTAGGGATTTTATCTTTTTTGTCAAATTAGTTTTCACTCGTCGCATACCTTTGTATGTGATGAAGTTGGGCATCTTGTCTATTTTTGCAATCTCCGAAACAAGTTCGGCGCTCTCTGCTACTCCACCTGTTTGTAACATCTCGAATATTTCTTTTTCTGCGAAGTCTTTTATGCCAGCCGTAGATACAGAAGCTGTTTTTGTAAGGTCGTCAAGCTGCGACCATGCAGGAGAGAATACTTCATCAAAGGTAGAGTCCACGCCAATTATTGCAGACCTTAGAGAGTCGGCCATAATATCGGGCTCTAATTTAGACATTCCTTCCGCAATATCGCCAGCTATTATCTTACTCATCTTTACTATAGCTCTATCTGCTGGCTCGTCAATAAGTTGCTTCATTAGTTCCTTGCCGCCAATGCCGCTTCTAGCAACTGACTCTCCGAACTTTATCACGAACTTCTTGTCGAGTTGAGCCGGAGAGAACCTTCCCCCTAACTCTACAAACGAACTTGCCAATGCCGCCGCCCTTGGCGCTATCTTCTTAATGAGTGGAGAAAATATAAAACCACCAGCCTTTGCCACGCCTAATCCAGCGGCGTCTAATAAGCCTTCTACTGTGCCACCTTTTAAAGCAGGTCCAATTGCTTCCCTTGATGCCGCACTGACCTGCTCACCAAACTCGCCTAGGGATTCTGGGAATGGGTCTTCTTCGGCAGATTTCGCAAACTCAGTTGCAAATCTGCCTGCTGCTCCACCGACAACAGCGCCGGGAGGGCCAGCGGCTATGCCACCAACTATTCCGCCTATTGTCTGTAAGCCTTCGTCTGAGCCTACGAAATCTGATATGGCATCAATCTGGGCGTCTGTCCGTTTATTGCTCGCTATCATTGCTTCTTCGTTCTCAGTCATCACTTCAACGGCATCTTCTCTTGATAAGCCACTCGCTTCAAGCTTTGCTAGTTTCTTCCTCATCCCACGTCTACGGAAAGGATCACCTTCAACGTCAGACCTTATGAATCTTGGGAGTGCCGCTTCTCTCTGGGCTTCATTGGCTTGCCCAATCGCCCTCCCTGCTATTTCTGCTAGTCGCGGGTCTGGCGCAGCGGAGCCCTGTACTGCGGATTGAGGTATTGCAGCATTGATTGACGCGTCTGCATCCTGTATGGCAGGGGCTTGTGCAGGCTGGGCTGGAGCCTGCTTACGTTGGATTGCCGCCTGTATCTGCTCGTCATTGACGCCTGTTTGTTCTGCCTGTTGCTTTCGTGCTATGGCAGCTTGTATTTGTTCTTCTGTTACAGCCATGTTAACTCCTAGAGATTCTGTAGCTGTTCTACGGTTAAGTTATCTAAGTCGGCTTCATTAAGGGTGTTGCGGTTGATGTTTCCGGCTGCCGCATTGACGGCCTCGCTTTCACTTGCGCCTTGTTTGCTTCCGATAAGCTCCGCTCTTTTAAGCGTGCCAAATATCAATCCGGGGTCAACTTTTTGCCTCTTTGATAAGTCCTCAAATCTATCAAATGCCCTATTATGCAGACTAGCAGATATATTAAATAAAGCCTCTCCCATTTCCAAGATAGACCTCCTATCGTCGTCGCTGACCGCAATACCACCTTTTGCTAATTTTGGAATAAATGCTTCTATTCTACTTAGAACAGCAGCACCGTTTCCAGTTCTTTCGTACTCGCTCTCTCTTACAACTGAGTCAGGGTCAAGCATCTTCTGGAATGACACGGCCAGTGCTTGGTCTGAGGCTATCCTACTCTTGCTATCTTTGTCTGTAGATATTCTAGTTGCCTCACGTATATCCCCAAGAGACTTTTGCACCACATTAAACGCCTTAACGTGGGTAGCTGCATCAAATTCCTTCCTTAGCGTATTAGACCTTTTAAATTCCTCATCTCTGGTTTTTGGTGGTTCTAAGAATGCCATAGCTTCAAGGTCATCAGGAGTAAGGTCTTCGCCTGCGGCAAGTTTCTTTGCAAGGCTTGCCCTGAACTTGTCAGGAGAGTCTATTACTTCTTGGATTAGATTTGGTGCAGATGGCAAACCCGCAACCTCTGTAAAGCCCTGTGCATTGAATTTATTCCTAGTCTCTTGTACTTTATCGGCTGCAACCCTTATGTTCCTCGTCTTACCACTTGGACCAAGAAAAGCTAAATCTAATGGCCCTTGTCTCTTTGCGCCTGTAGCACTGACCTCTATGCCACTTGCAGTAGTGCCTTTAGCTGCCCCGCCTGTTGGGGCTGCCTGGCCTATCTGCTCTGCGGTTGGAGCTTGCTGTAGCATCTTTCGCCTAGCCGACTGTATGAATGGCCTAAAGTCAGCACCGCCGGGCACATTAATGCCAATCTCTGCGAGACCGTCTTCAACGAACTTCTGGGCAATGTCATCATTGCCGCCAGATCGTCTTGCCGCAGCCGTGATAACGTCAGTCACAGATTGAATCTGTGACGCACCTCGTTGCTGTTGACTGCGAGCAATCCTAGCTTCATCCCTAACAGTTCCGACCGGGTCAATTGCACTTCCTATAGCACTGAATCCCTTATGTATGTTACCGGGAAGGTCTGCCACTCCTTGAAGTATGTTTCCGGGCAAGTCTACCAATTCGCTTAGGAAGTTTCTTTCTTGTTCTTTTGCCATTGTTATATCCTATATTAAATTACTATTTTCCGCCGCCGCCGCCGCCGCCGCCGACATCCCCCGACGCAGAAGTAGTCGAAAACCTGCCACGTTGATTCAAATTGCTAATCTCAATACCGAGCAATCCCATAATTTGCTCAAACTGACCCGGATCAAAGAATCTTTGGGCATCAGCAAACGCTTCTTGCTCTGCGAATATCTCTTGCTGCTGCTGTCGCTGTTCTGCTCCTGCGAAGTCAAAGACACTTCCACGTCCAGCCAGTCTTGCACCTGCAACCTGCTCTGGTTGTGTACCTGCTTGGAATCCAAATGGGATAGAACTAAGCGTTCTGCTTGCCCGTCCTTCTTGTAGAGCTCTATTTGCGTTCTCTACGTCAAACAAGAAACCTGCTCGTTCTGAGGCTAGGTCTTGACCGACTCTTTCACCAGCCCTTGATACTTCTTGGGCCCTTGCGGTAGACTGGAAACCGGGGCCTGCAAACTGTTCCTCTATTAGAGGCTGCTGGAAGTCTCTGAACTCTCTCTGTCTTGGCGCGACTCTGGTTTGTTGGAATACCTCACCAGCCCTCTCAGGAGATATTAACTCGCCGCCGCCCTCACCTCTCAGCAATCCGCCGAGCGCCTCGTTCGTTTCGCCCTGCAAAGGTATCCCCCTATCAGCACTGAATGTATCCAGAAATCCACTAAGCGCTTGCGGGTCAATAGCCTGTTCCTGTAATGGAGTGAACGCAGATACTCTGTCGCCTGTAAATGTGTCTGGTGTGCCGGTAAACGTTCCCCTACCAAACGCGGTTGCTATCAGACCCTCTATCGCTTGCGTCTGTGCCACAGACCTAGACCTTGATTGTGTTTCCGTTGTATTTCTTGTTTCTGATCCGCTTCCGCCGCCCATGTTAGATGTCCTTATATATTTCTGTACCGTAATCGTATTTTATTGTTTTAAAGCCCCATCGCCTAACGTATAGCTTTGCTGCTCGGAGTGGCTTTCCGCTTATTCTTGTGTAGCCTCTTCCCTTTGCCCACTCTATCAACTTATCAAGCACTTCATCAACAACCTTCCTTGGCAAGTCGAGCGACGAATGAGATTCCCATATCCAAGCATCTTCGTCTCTGCCATAAGCAACTGCTATCCCCTTAACTTCGTCGCCATCAAGCACTAAGCAGACACACGTATTGTGCTGTTGGTGTAACATCCTCTCAAAAGCCTCTATGAAACAATCAGCTTTCGATTGCCTTCTATCGGTAAACCACGGGACTAGCTTAAGAGCGTCAATGGGGCTGACTGTTCTTATTACCTTGTATTTAGTTTTTTCTAAAGTCGCTTCCATTTTATTTCCTAATTATCTACTAATACTAAATCAAATCCGCCAACCGTATCGAATGTGGATGACGCCGTTACTAACGCAATCCTTATGTCTGTCTTTTCTGGCAGAGGTCCAGCCGGTACACCATACTCATACTGCCAATGGCTTGACCCCAGATTAACACAACCAACCTCGCCTTGCACAAGCCACGCGCCGTTAAGGCCATTATTTAGACGCATCAGCCAACGAAAAGTACCATTCTCTGCTGTCTTGGCATCCGTGGCTAACGCAACGTAACCTTTTACAAAGTAACCTGTTTTGCCGTTTGGTATGGTATATAGCGTATGTAGCGTTTGTCCGTCAGTAGCCCCTATGAAAATTCCTACATCCCCAATCGTAACACCGCTTCCGGTTGCTCGCGCATATACAGTGATGTCGCCGATGTTTGAGTTGCTTGATCCTGCCTCATGTACCCACGCCCTGAATAGCCTAATGTAAGTATTACTTAGTTGTACTACCCCTAGTCCATTAAGTACAACTGTCTCTTGTTGTTCGTCCCAATTACTATCAAGACCTTGAACGATTATTTGGAGAGCACCCGTTGACCCTCCTGCGCCGTCTTCAGCACTTGTACTGACGGCATCGACAGCTACTGCGGCCGTAGGATAGAAAGGGTATATCCCTCCGCCTCCCCATACGTCGTCGCCAGCATCAGTATCGGAGTTGTGACCGAACTTATTTATGTGTGAATGGCCGGGAATATTCCCTTTGGCTACTTCCAACATGAAATCTTTGGTTAGCGTTCTACTCAAAACCAGCCCTCCGTATCTTCAAAGTTTATTATAAGCACATCTCCATCAAGTAAACAGTAATCCTCATTCAAACTAAGAAGTAAATCAGGACCATCTGGAGATAATGTCAGCGTATTGCCAGAAGTACCTACATTAGCTATCCTGTATTGCGTACCATTGACTCCCTCTGGTAGCGTTATAGTTACCACTCCTCCATCGGTATCTGTGAATACAACATGGTAGGTAGCGTCAAGAGTGGTATTAGATGTAACCCTATCTATCTTGTTTATCATCCCGCCTTTGAATGTTATTGTGCCTGTATCAATATCAACAAATATCCCCTGATACAATCTGAATATATCCCTGTAATGGTCGCGCAACTGCTCCTCTACGGAACGGTTGTCCTTGAGCTCATGTATTATCTCACGACTAATTAGGTTATCTGTCATCTTGCAATTGTGGTTCCAATATCTTATATTCGCTTATCTGGAAATTACTACCAGAGATGTTATCAAATTCATACTGTATTCGTTTTGAAGACACATTATGATACTTCTTATACTCTTTCCACTGACTCGTTACGTCTATTGTGAAGTCCCCAAGCCATCCTGTGTCAGATGTATCGAAGTTGTTTATCCTGTATCTTAGTTTAACTGAGCCATTAGTAGGATCATTAGGACACGCCCTCGCTGTGATAGAAAGTCCGACCCATCTCTTGAATAGGTCTGGTTGGTCGAAGTCGTCTACGCTAGTCGGATGACGTGATATAATATCAGACCCGCCATAATCCGTATTAGTTGCATCAAATTCATACACAAACCCCGAGTTGTCACCGATCATCAATCGTGCCTGCTTCAAGACCTCTTCTATTTCCTCCCTGTATGTTGCGCCTGACGCATCAAAGAAAGTAAATACTGTAAGGGTAGATGAGTCTGGGATATTATTTGAGTTGTCGGCAAAAGCATTGCCAGTAGTATCTCTTGGCGCAATAGTAAACCTAAAGTCAGCAACTCCAGGCCCTTGGCTTACACCTGAAACAGTGTAGAAATGAGTACCAAACGGCATATTAACTCCATCTGATCCGTCAGCTATCTTCAATATAGGACGGTTTGCAAAGTCAGTAGTAATGTCAGTCCCTGCACCTGTAGGTGTAATATCAAAGGTTAGCCCGCCTGCCGTAGCAAATATAGTTGAATAGTCAAATGTCTGGTCAATAGTGTTTGTAGTTAAATCACCTTCAAGAACATCGCCATACCGTATAGTAGTATCGCTAATGGTTTGCTGTGATATATCTGACTGATACAGGCTTAGTGTGTCTAGCTCTTTATTATAGGAGTCACCTGTAACGAATGTCTGAGAGCCAACAATAGCCAAAGCACTTATGCCTGTAGTTCCATTGTATTTATCCTTGAAGTCCCTTACCTGCCATGCGCCTGTTCTTATATCAAGGCCGTAGGCCATAGTAGAAAAACTCTCGCCTTCAAGAACAATGTAAATCCAAAGCCGTTTATTGTTCTCATCAAAACTCATCCACGATCTTACGGCAAATTCCGAACTTAGTTGCTGTTGCAGGAGTGGGTGTATCTTATCTCCAAGTCGTTCCTTCACAGTCCCACCGAAATAAGCATACACATTGAAGTCTGTGCCTATGAAGTAATGGACATTATTCTTAGCGTACAGGAGATGAGGAGCAAGCAACCCAAGGTCTGGTATCATTGGGCGGGGGTCAAATACCGTAGTCCCGCCGACATAGTTCATGTCCCATATACCGGTTGTCTGGTAAATGATGTGGGTCCCGCCAAGCGGTGCAGCCCATAGGTTAGACCCACCTGTATCAATTAGCGTCACCGCCCCAGAGCCTCCACCAGACCATGTCTGAGGTCTGTTTGGCCTTGGCCATCGCACTGTCTGGTTATTTGGAAGCCATGAATTAGACGATGTAACAAATGTCTGTGGATTTAAGAGAATAAGCCTTGATCTAAAATCCGATACATGGATAGCTCTATGGGTTGTCCCGTCATGGTAGCCGTCGCCGCCGAGGAGGTCTGCATAGTCAGTTTCAAATCTACCAGCCCATCTCTGTATGTTGTCTAATCCACCATTAGAGATTATAGAATGAAAAAAGGATTGTGCCTGATTAGAGTCGTCGTTCAGAAATATCGCGTCTGGATCAACAGAGCCGTATCCATTAGCAGACTCAGTGAAACTCACCGGATTTGGATACTGAGAGGACATTGTAAGCCCAGACTGAGTTAAGCCGTTCCAGTTATTATTTACTCTGTCATGCTCGAATATCTTCCTACCTGTCACTGCAAGCAAATGGTTATATCCATCAAGCTCCCTAAACGGTGCAAGTCCAAGTATATTCGTATTGGAAGCCTTGCTACCGTATTCTACGTCAAGCCCAGTAGTTACATCAACAGCAATGAACCCCTCTGGAGTGGTCATCATACCATTCTCGTAGAGCAGGTTCTGCGTACGGCGACCAGCCTCCTCTTGTGTTATAAGAGTGTCCGGCAGTGTCGCGTTGATCCCCATAGAGGGTGCTTGTATCAATTTTGCTGGCATTTGTTATGTCCCTAGTGGCATCCACATTACGAGCGTTGTATCATTGCCACCTGATGCAGTTGTTACCACTTTCCATGTGTCGCCTTTTTTAACTGGCATCATTGCAAATATCTTATTACCTGTCGTAGCTGCGCCATGGAATGCTGACCCAGGCCTTGATGTGGCTGTTGGTGTCTGCATGTCTAATGACAGAATACCCGCACCTGTTGCTACCTGCGATGCAACAACGAATCCATCTGTCGCTGCCGTATACTCTGTATCGGTAAGCACCGAATCAGCACCGCCATCTTTATCTCTATCGTTCCACACTCCAAAGGTTTTTATATTATTAGCAACATAAGCCTTTACACTTTGCTGGCTTGGAAATGAAGCCGAGGCATCTGAGGCCATGTCATCTTCGTCAAGAAATCCGCCACTATCAGTAAAGCATGTCGTAGGGCCAAAAGAGCCGTCTACTATGAGGTACCCAGACATACTTGAGTCACCGCTTGAAGCAAAATCAGAAACATCAGCGCTGTTTTCTACGTACAATGATTCTGCTATTGAAACATCTTTTAGGAAAGAATGTTGTCCGTTCCATGTAACATCTCTACCGCCCCACTGCTTATCAGGGTTAAGCATCATTACTGTAAAGTCAGTAGCCGCCGTAGACTCTGCTGCTTCTGTAGAGCACCATAATCTAGCGTCCTGCGAACCGTCCCACGCCCATACAAGGCCTCTGCCTTGATATGTGCCGTCAGACACTATCGGAGCTGTAATATCACCGCCTGCATCTGTTATCTCCATGCCAAGGATACCGGCGCCGCCGGGCTTGTGTATTCCACCAACAGTATTGTCGGCGAAGTCGGTGTGCCCGCTGGCCATCCTTAAGCGAACGCCTATCCTAAAGTCGTTAAACTCCTGATAATCAAGGCCGTGTGGCTGGTCTACGTCAAGGGTTTCGTTCCAACTTGAGCCATTTCCGTCACTATGTGCTGTCATTTTAGTATCTCACAAACATCTAAGTAATCTTCCATTGTGTCTATTGACTTCCCTTCTCTCTTAGGAGAGGGTATTCTCATTTTATTAGCATATAATCGCATATTACCTGTAACATGTTCCTTATCTTTACCATACCGAATAAGCGTTTCCAGCTTAAATACCTCTACGTCAAACCCATCGCCACCGTCACTGTCTGAGTTATAAATAAACTCTAGCCCAGATGACTTGAACTGGAATATTGCCTCATCTATTATTTTAGGGCTTATCAAAGGGCAGTCAGACGTAACACGAACTATCGTATCTATGTTAAACTTCTCTGCTGCTTCAATATACCTCTGGTAAACATCATCTTCTGAGCCTATATAAACATTCTCGTATTCCAAGTCCTTGTCAGGCGTAGCTAAAATTACCTTATCAGCCAACTTGCTATGCTCGCATTGATGGATTACCTCATCTAATACACATCTTCCAGTAGGAAGCATCAGCATAACCTTTGCCGGTAATCGTGTACTGCCCAATCTAGCTTGTATTATTATCCCTACGATCTGAATAGCCTCGCAGAACAGTGTGGACATTGCATATGCTCTGGCAATTCCACTGGTTTATCCGTAAACATTCTCTTAACTTTATCGAAATACGACTGATTAAGGATGTAAAAAGGTTCTTTGCATATCCCGCACTGTGACGGTGTAAACAAGTTCTTCATGTCTTTCACGATGTACGGCAATTCATAGTCTCTATGAGCCTTTGGCCAGCACTGCTTAAACGACCCTGTGACCTTACATATCTCGTCAGCAGCCCTTTCAGTGGCTCTGCCATCCATTTGCCCGTAACGGCCATCCTCAAGCTCTTTAAGCACCTTCTCGTCGGCATTTGAACCCATGCCAACCTGAATATCGTCGGTATCCTTAAGATACGGAGAAACCTTAGACAAAGGTGAGTTTGGAGTCTGGAACCAGTTGGTAGTAAACTTTCTATTAACGTCACCGTACTGGTAAGCTGGAAGCCCAAGTAAATGAGCTTCGATAGCCATAGTTGAACCTGAATGTATTAGGGCATCACAGTTGCATAAGAGCTCAGTCGCTGTTGATTCTGTATCTATCGGTACGCCTAACTTCTTGTATTCTGCAATATCAATGCCAGGATGAGGCCTTAATATAAGGTTGAACTTAGCTTCTTGCTTCAAGACCTGTATTAGCTCGATATACTTCTGCTTGCCTTCGTCTTCTTTGGAATAGGCTTTAATCTCGTCTATTTGAAGGTCAGGTGCGCTATCTGCGAACCCCCATGACGATCCTATTAGAAGGTTTGACTTCTTTGGGTCAAGGCCATGCTTCTCATTAAAGGCTTCACGTCCCCTGAATTCGTCGAGGTTCTTATGGTAGATGTCAACCGCGAATGAGCCACACGCTTTTACTGGGAATCCACAGCCTCTACGGTTAAGTATCTCGGCTTCGTCGTCGCCCCAGACTAATTCAAGGTCAGCTTCATATGGATATAAGCCTATGATGTTTCTTTGTTTGTCAATGTTATCCATAGCATTGAAGTCTTGCCATGAGCATGATGCTTCGGTATGGCGTGTTACTACGCCTATTCCCCAGCCCTTACAGGTTTCTACGAAGTCTCTTGAATATGGGTTTCGCACCGGAGGAACTACTACTACGTCAGGCTGTATCTTTAGGATTGTATCACGTCCTTTACGGAGACAAGGCTCTACAAATACCTCATGCTTGCGCTTACGAAGTTCATCTGCTAACTGTCGGTCTATTAGTTTATCCCGTTGCGGGGATGCTGTTAGTATTACTATTTTCATGTTATTTCCTTTGTACTAGTCGTTTCTCTAAGTGACCACCGAAGCCACTCTTGAATTTTGATATGTTCTTTTCTTTTTCAGTCCCTTCCAGTTTCTCGCCAAGCTCAAATCGCTTCAAACCTTCTTCCTTACAAAACTCAATAGCCGCCCATATAATAGAATGGGAGTTTGCTCTTGGAAGTGAGGCGGCACAGGCGTAATAACAGCAATACTTGTTCTTGTAAAACAATGCCGCTGAGATCAATGTTCCGTCCTTATAGAGTTCGACAACAAATGCTTCACCGCATTCTATCATCTGCTGTTGGATGTCCCACGTCTTGTCGCTACGAGTTGACCTTCCAGCTACTTTCCGGTGCAACTCCTTCAAATGATACACAGTAGGGACGAAAACTATTCCATCAACCTTGTTGATTATGCTCCTGTAAGACTTGCGAACATCCTTCTTTAATCCATCTAAAGTGAGGTCTATGACGTAAAAATGGCATTCCTCGAACTTCTTGCCAGTCATCTGCATAATAGTAGTAGTCTCTGAGGCTACCCCATTAACGAGATAATCAGTGTAAGGACGGGCTTCGCCGTACTCTTTGCAATACTCAATATCAAGCTCTGAATTCAGTGCAGTCAATTGAGAAGTAAAGGCTATCGTAGTATTTTCCGTTCCAGAACTTCCTGTTTCGCAGTATTGTTTTGTATCCATTATATTTCTCTATTACTCTATACCAGAATTTAATTCCTGGGTTACATTCGTAACATTCACCTGTTACTGTTTGAAGGTTCATTTTGTTAAAGGCTTCGTCTAATAGCATATCAACGCAATCAGAACCAACACCATCTGCTCTGTTTTCTGGATTAACTATCAGCGATATTTCAGCTAATCCGTTTTCCCATTCAACATCAGTAAGTCCGCCAACAGCTAATAGGTTGCTTTCGTGCCTAAAGGCGAAATACTTATGATTCGTCTTATCAAGTTGTTGTTGCCAATCATATTGCTTTGTTATACTAGTAAAGCCGGGAGTTCTCAATGTCTCCCTTGCTTCATTGCGCCATGCGGCTATTTCGCCACAGTCTCTTACCAGGAGGCTATCAAGGATCATTTAACCAACCTTAGCGTCTCTTTAGCCACTTCGCCTTCCAATAGGTCTTCTAGGTTGTCCTTGTGCTTCCTGAGCATCCTAATGGCGTGCCTGATAGCTTCTATCGCTTCATCAGTGTCGTGCAAGCCGTGAGCCGCTGTAATGAACTGAGCATGGCCAAATAGTATACCCTTCTTTAAACACTCTTGCCAGAACACTGTCTTGTGCAAAGGACTTGGGAACCGGAAAAACGTCCGGCATGGATAACCAATACACTCAGCATCTATTCCATCGTTCTGAGCGGCGGTATTAAATGCCTGTTTTAAAGCGGCTCCCCTGTCCCAGATATGCTTAATCACGCCCCTTTCTTCGATTACCTTGATAGTTGCAAGCGCCGCGGTAATTCCAACCAAGTCGCCACCGAAAGATGAAGATACAAAACAATCACCTTCGAGTACCCTCATTACATCTTCCCGGCCACCTACTGCCGAGATAGGAAATCCATTGCCCATCGCCTTACTTAAACACATAAGGTCTGGTTCAATGTTGAACATGTTTGCCGCACACCACTTTTGAGTCCTGAATCCAGTCACTACTTCGTCAAAGATAAGCAAGCACTTGTTCTGCAAACACATCCTTTTGACTTTCTCAAGGAAATTATGCTTTGGCTTCTCGTATACATAAGGTTCCATTATTACCGCTGCTACTTCTTTACACTTCTTAAACATGGCTTCAAGGGAACCTATGTCGTTAAATTCAAAAGGATATACCCTAGATTTTGCACATCCCTGATTCTTTGGAGTTGTCTGGTTGTACCATTCGTGCCATCCATGATACCCACAACATAGTACTGTTTCCTTTTTGGTAAACGCCCTAGCTATCTTTATCGCTGCACTTGTCGCCTCACTGCCTGTCTTAAGGAATCTTACCATCTGGACAGGGAAGTGTTCTTTTATCTTCTCTGCCAGTAATGTTTCTGATTCGTGAGGCATTGGGAAGTTTATTCCATGCCTCATCTGCTCCATTACAGCCTTGTTTACCGTCTCATCAGCGTGGCCTAGTATATTAACCCCCAGAGAGCCTGTGAAGTCGATATACTCGTCTTCTCCTGCAACTACGTGGCAACCATACCCCTCGTCGATAAAAACCGGATACACGCCGTCTACGTACTTTGATGGCATCTTAGATAAGGTCTGTACGCCGTCTGGTATTACTTTTTGTGTTCTACTGAAATTCATTTTGTTTTCCTTTATCTTACGCCTACATCTTGGGTTTCGCCGCATTTCTTACACTCTCTCTTTTGGAGTGCTTCTGTGTCGGTATATTCTATGCCGTATTTTACATTTGGAAACTCACGCTCATATACCTTCTTATTTACCCATTCGTGTCTACATTGTCGATCAGACATCTCATCTCCTTTTGGGTGTATTTTTCTGAGTTCTTACTGCTTATGCCAACATCAGTCCTGAATACGACAAATTCACTCTGGTTCATCTCAACAGCATAGACATATTGACCATCTACATTGATGGACTCATGTATCTTCTCTCCTGGCCTTATACCTACTACTCGTAACTCACAGTCTGGAATGATTGTCCTTGCAAGATTTCTCATTTCCATTGACTTCATAACTGGAACAAAAGTCCCTAGTTCATTGTACGCATAAGCGGCTATAACAAGGTTGGCCGCTTCATCTAACGTAATAAAGAACCTAGTCATATCCATATCCGTAATCGGGAGGGTGGTCGCACCATCATTTTTTAACTTAAGGAAGTAAGGTATGACCGACCCTCTCGATCCTATGACGTTCCCATATCTCACTGAGGAGAATTTGGTTACTGCGTATGAATTAGCGGCCTGCCAAAGCTTCTCGGCGGCCATCTTAGTAGCACCATACAGGTTTATCGGGTTTACAGCCTTATCAGTAGAGATGAATATAGCCTTTTTAACGCCACAATCTATACATGCTTCGATTACATTCTGTGTACCGTAAATGTTCGTCTTTACGGCCTCTGTAGGGTTGTATTCCATAGCAGGAACTTGCTTGAGCGCCGCCGCGTGAATCACTATGTCCACGTCTCTTAGGGCAAGTTTCAAGCGTTCTTTATCCCTTACATCACCTATAAAGTAACGTATCTTATCGTAATCATAAGTCTTCTGCATTTCGGATTGCTTATACTCATCCCTACTGAAAACTATAACCTTATTCGGTATGAACTTGTCAAAGATCGTTTCAACTAACTTCTTACCGAGCGAGCCTGTCCCGCCCGTTATCAATATGTTCTGTTTGTTCATTTTTGTTTCCTTTAATTAAGTCGCCTATACTATAGTCTTTAGTCGCTGTTTCTTCTGGTGTCATCGTTCCAATAAATGTAGTCCTGAGAGATTTAGTCTTTCCTTTCGTCGATTCTCCCTTCTTAATAGCCTCTGTTACTACCATTGACCTACGGTAAGTCTTTGGCATATCATAAGTTACCTTGCCAATGCACTGCTTGGCGCATCTTACAACTTCGACCATAGCACAAAACTCTGGTGGTGTCAAGCTAAAACTTCCGTCTGTCCCTTCTTTATCTAAGCAAATATGCTTCTCAATTACCTCTGCACCTAACGTAGTTGCTATCGCCGCCGCGAATATACCTTTAGTATGGTCTGAGAAACCTATCTTGCATCCATATCTCATCTGCATATCTGGTATAGTAGCCAAATTCAAGTCGTGTAATTCAGCAGGATAGTTTGAGGTACATTTCAGTAGGGTTATATCATTATGGTACTTCTGTATTATCGTGATCGCGTTTCGTATCTCTTGCTCTGACGCTGTACCAGTAGACAATATAATAGGCTTATTAGTTCTTGCAACAGCCTCAATAAGAATAAGGTCATTGATCTCGAACGATGCTATCTTATATCTTGGCATATTGAGCGATTCAGCCTTCTTTAGTGAGTCAAGGTCGAATACCGATGGGAATAACTCAACTCCAAAGTCCTTAGCGGTCTTCTGGAGGTCTGGTATCCACTCGTAAGGCAATGCTGTTTTTCGGTAAAGAGAATAAAGTCTCTCGTTCCACGGATCACCAGCTATGAACTGAGGCTTGTCAAGGTCAAGGGTCATAGAGCCAGGGGTGAACATCTGGATTTTAACAGCGTCAGCACCACTATTGGCCGCATATACGACCAACTCCAAGGCTGTCTTAAGGTCTTGATTATGATTTCCAGATATTTCAGCTATAATCATCTGTAATCCTGTCCATTATTCACTATATCGTCACTGAATAAATCGCCGTCCCATGAATGTATCTCGTCTTCATCCCTTCTTCGTTTTTCTATCCAGCCAAAGTCCTGCCCTGGCAATGGGTCTGGATTGCTGAACTTCCTCATCCCTAGTTGATATTTAACTTCATCACCTATTGCTTGCCATGCCTGCGCCACTGTATACAGTATAATCCCCTTATCACATCTGTCGAGCTCGCTGACGGTTGTTGACTCTGTAGTGAAGTCAACTGGCCATCTATCCCCTATCACTCTTAATGGGACGCCTGTGTGCCCTGTGTCGGCAAGTGGACGTATCTCTATCTGATCTCCACGCTGTGTATATCTAAATGGCTTGCCAAGTCCAACGTCAGAGTGTGTTGGGTCTGATGTTCTGTCCCATTCGTCGATATGTGTATATCTTAGTCTTACTGAATCTTGACCGTCCTTGTAGTGTATTCCAAATACCCTGTTAATCACGCTCACAGTGGTATCTGTCATAGCGGTAGCAGTTTCGTCCCCTACGGTTAAATCTACTAAATCCCATCTTAATTGGGTATCAGTGCACCAGCTACAAATATCAACCTCAAGCGACTTCATACCTGGTAAGAAGCGGGCTATTTCACGTTGGGCTTCGTTCTGCCATCGCGTAACCCTAGTAACGTCAATGAGTTCTGTATCCTCATTACGTCCTACTAAGGCTTGGACTTCATCTGTTATCTTTGCACCTGTAAGAGCCATGTCTACCTCAAAGTATGGGGAGACCCGAAGGCCTCCCCTTTAAAGTTACCAACCAAAAGCTACGTAAGTAATTACTACGCCACTTGTAGTTTCATTGGTCGTAGCAGCAATGACTCCGTTAGAGACCTCTGCCATTGATGTAAGCGAACAACTCCCATCTCCACTTTCAGAAATGAAGGAGATTACGCGTGTGAACTGGGTTGGTATGCTAATATCAGCTGACCCACCTTGTGTCCACTCGCCTGTTTCCACTCTCAGGCCACCTGCGCCCAAAGTGCCAGCCCGTTGAAAGACAGTACTATTATCACCAAAACTCATAATATACTCCTTTCTTATTCAGCCGAAGCGTCTGTATAACCATTGAGTAGCCCAGAAGTGTAATCCATTGGAGCGATTACAGCGCGAGCCGTATCAATCGCCACAGAGAATGTACCTGGGATGTCAACGGTAGCAGTTGTATCAGCACCAAGTTTACTATCGGCAGTTCCACGGAACAATGATACGTCATTGACCGGACAAACCCCGCCGACCCAGAACCAACCAAGGCCGTAACCATAACCCCTATCAGCGTTGTCGCCAGATAGAGAACTATCGCCAGCAATGCTAGTAGAGCAAGGAAGAGCCATTGGAGCACCCTTCGTTCCATCCCAAGCGGCAGCAGTATAACAACGTGCAAGCATGAAATACGGAGGCGTACTACCTTCACCGATTACTACCTCACGGGTTGTGTCTGCGTGTGCACAGAATGGAAGTCCGTCACTGTAGTCAGCACTAATATCTACTGCTGAATAGTCGTGGTACGCCAGGTATTGCATTGTATACATACCCGGAGCAGCAGACGCATCAGAATAGATACTTCGCTTTTGACCGATTGGAATTGGCGGTTGGTCAACGTACTTCGTAATATCAGATGTATTACAGTTTTCCGTTGTGTTATCCCACCCATCAGTAGGAATACCCAGATTCTGGTTAGCTTCACCTTGGAAGCCGTCGTTCAGGATAATGTGTGTTAATTTCAAATTAGCCATTTAAGGCCTCCTTTCTAAGATACGTTAGACAGCCAAATAGAACTATTAGGCTTCCAACACATAAAGTTACCTTTCAACAGGATTCTGGCAAGCCAGAAATCAAACCCGTTACTGTTTTCTCCCTGCCACTTGAAGTCCGTCATCTTGAAGTTACGGGCAGTATGAATTCTGAGTTCCCAGAAGGACATATTCAAAATTGTTACCCATTTCTTCGTGGTAGACGATCTCTGTAAGAAGGGAACGCTTACTATTTCGCCGCCGTCAAGTCGCATCTTGTCAAAGCCCTGAGTGACCATATCGCCACTTGGTGCGTTGTAGATAAGTTTCGACTCCATCTCTGCTCTAAGCTTGTTAAAGAGGGTTGGGCACATGAACGTGGACAAGTCCGTAGGCTTTTCCATGTAATGCTGTACGTCGGTTTCTGCAACCCACTTACGGTGGTTTGCAATGGTTAGATTTGTAGCATCGTCCTGATTCGAGCTTGATGTGTTAATTCCAAGATCGTTAGGATCAGCACCCTGCCACCAATCGTTTACATTAGTACTAAAGGTTCTCGAAACACTTCCATAAGTCGTGTCATGGTTAAGAGCCGATACAATACTCTGGAATGGTTTTCCGCCGTCTGATTGAGGGGTAGTTGTACCCTTGTTCCAGACAACTCTATCCAAGTATCGCCTTATATCCTTCTGACCCTTCTTAGTGAGGTGTTCCGCTAAATTCAATAGCTGTATTTCGCTATCGGAGGTCAATATGTTTTCCGTCTGTTCGTCTGCGTCATACCTAAGTGGCATTTGTGCATACTTCCAGCTAAACGAGGGCTTGTCCAGAGTCGTTTTCTTCTGGTCAGTCAACGGTTCATTAACTGTGTATTCCTGAACGGTATCATCTATCGTCTCAGTATCTACAAGTTTCTGAATAGTTAAGCCACCATCAAAAGTGATCTGGTTCTGCCTTTGCAGTCGCTCGATCATCGGAATACCATAAAAGACCTGATCTACCAGAGTTCTGTCAAAGAGCTCTCTGGTTGCTTTCGTAAGGTCTGCTGTACTCATTATGTTTCTTTCGTTAGTTTAAATGTTTTCTTCATGTCGTCTATGACATTTTTTAAAGTGCCCTGATTCTCTCTGCTCTTTGGAGCAGGTGTCTTAGAGCCCTTTCCAGTGTCGGTTACAGGCGATTCTTTCTTCTTTTCTGCTCCTGCAAGTTCGGTATAGCAATCTCTTAGCAGGGTAAAAGCTTCGTATGTGCTTTGTGGTGCTAACACGATACCTTCTTTTACTCTGTCTTCTGCCATGATGTTTGCCTTTGACCGATACTTCGGGTCGAACTCTTTGTCAAGATCAGTGCAAAGTTTGTCTCTTACTGCGTCACGTTGTGTCTGATCTCTACGTTTGAGTTCTTCCTGTTCGTAATCAGATATTTTGTTTGACTGTGTATCTAGTTTGGTAGTCAAACCACTTATCTGACTTTGCAGGGCTTCCATATTCGCCCTAACAGATTCATCTACAATGTCTTTATCCATTTCATGGTATTGAGACTTATTAGATGTTTGTGCCTTAAGTGCGCTAAGTTCCTGCTCAAGACCAGCCAATCTGGTATTGCTTTCAGTATACTTAGTCTCTAGTTCAGATTTAGCTAGACGTTCCTTCCGGAAGTTTGCATCATTCTGTGACGCATACTGCCTTTGAAGGTCAACTTCTTTTTGTAAATCAACTACCGCACTGTCCACTTCTGTTTCTTCCGACATAATACTTTCCTTTATTCATTGGTCTCTTTTAGCAGTTTGGCCACGCGGCCCTTTTGCTTATCCAGCTTTTCCAGGAATATTGCCCTGGTTAACTTTTTGTTGAAATCCTTGTTCATTCACTCTCTGTTCAATAGCAGGTAATACTTCTGCTTCAAATCTCTTTATCAGTTGTTGCAGGGCACTTCTTGGGTCAGTCTCTCCAGACTTAACAGCCTCTATCAACTGATTAAAGGCTAAGAACTGTGTCCATGACTCATACCGCTTAAGTATCTTCTTCCAGCCGGGTATTTCAAGTTCCCTTAATAGGATGTCCGTCATCGGAGATGCTATTGGCTGAGTAACTATCTGATTAGCTGTAAGATAGGACTGTTGCCTTTTCTCTTTATCAAACGGCAACGTCAGAGCAGGGAGAATGTCTACATCGAACTTTGTATTCTTTAACCCCTCTGTTATCTGCTGAATACCAAGCGAGTTGTCTTCTCCAGTTATCCTTACCCATCTACCCGGCTCGTACTTATCTTTTATGATCTCGGCGAGTAGACTTGCTGTTTCTCGTATCCATTCATCTTGGAATACACTTTGTAACTGGATTCTATCATTACTTGATATTGCAAGTATATTAGACTCTGCCGCTGTCATCTTACCGGGTTGCTTCTCGCCCTTAGCGATACTCTGCAACCCTTGTATGTTTTTGAACTCCTGAGCAAACAGGCTGTAAAGCTGTGTTGCAGCAGGTGGTATCTGTGAAGGTTCTACAAATTTAATCCTTTGTCCCTTGATCGCTCCAAGTGCCACACGTATCACAGAACCAGCACCTTTGCCGATTCGATACATGGCCTTGTCTTTGCCCTTTGGTGCTCGTATCGCACCTTCCTCAATCATTACCTTCCTATCACCGTACTGCTTCATGTTATTGAATAGATGAGATGTAGAGACGTTTATCATGTCCTGAGTAGACTTGTATAACTGAACTGCGTCGATACCCTGCCACATATGAGGAAGGAGATAGTGAGGAGTTATGACAAAAGGCCACCGTGAGTATTTATACGGCTCGTCAGAAAGAATTACATCGCCAACATGTAGGATTACTCTGCCTCTTGGATACACTGGAATCTTTTCTGTACCTGTGGTTCGTGTTGGGAAATCTTCTGGCTCTATTGGTTGACCAGTTTCTGCATCTAAGAATATTCCACCTTGCTTTATAATCTGGCCTCTAGCGATAAGTTCTTCTGGCGGTATACTTTCTTCTGTTTCCCTACTCTTTTCAAGTGGGTCTGATATAAAAGTCTCATTTATCTTGACGAGTTTCACGGACGCTTTTTGCTTTGTATCGTCATTAGGTTTGTTAAGTTTGTCTGACCGCAGAATAAGATTCAGGAGCATACCAGCGCCAACCCTTTTAGTACCGGGATCAATTCCGCCTTTGCCTTCGCCGGGGTATGTACCTGTCGAGGATAGTTGACCACGAATACTTGTGAATGAACTCTCGCTTGGCCCATCTACGAATTTATCAGCCTCTTCTTCTAGTTCCTTTTTATGGTCTGGGAATAACTTAATCGCTTCTTCAAGGTCGATAACTCTTTCAGTTCCACAATCGCCATCGTCGATCCGCTCGTCGTCTGTAGCCCAGAACTCTGCTGGATGCCACAGTCTTGTTTTTACATTGCCTATAAATGCCTGCTGTTCAACATCCCATTCGTCCTTGTCTTGCCAGAAAGTCTTCGTGACAGAATATCCGAATAACTGTTGGTCGAGGATAGTCTGCATCTGTTCACGACGCATACCCCTGCCATTAAGTCCCTTAGTCCACAGCCATTGGAGAAGTGCTTGCCATGCTTCGGCGGCTTCGGAGTCTGAGTCTTCCCACGGTTCTGCTACTATTGTATGTGCATTCCTTGTGAGCTTTGCTATCTCGGCTATATGGGCAGGCCAGATATAATTAAGAACAACCCAGTCCCAGTCCTTATGAACCTTCTGTCCCTCAAGTTGGTCTGAGAAGTAGTACCTGATAGAAGTCTGCCACATTGATGCCCAGTCACCTGTTCTGGTCATACCAGCGGTCTCTACTATCTTTAAGTATTCAAGCAGGCCTTCTTTAGTTGTTAGGTCTTTTTCCATTATTATCCTTTGTACCTTGCTCTATAACCACCGACTCCGCCGCCGCCAGTTAAAGAACCAGTTGAACCATTACCGCCAACACCGTAATCTACACCATTTAATACTTGTGGTTCTGTTGGTAGTGTCAATGTGCCAGGATTGCCACCAGAAGTATGCCCTTCTAAGACAAACTGAACTGCTGGAATATCGCCAACAGCAAGTTCACCTTCAAAGGTAGCTTCGCGTCCGTAAAATATACCATCTTCCACGTCAGCTTCTATCGGGTATATTTCGCCAATACCCATTCCAACTCTGCCTATTCCTGCCATCATACGGCTTCGTCCTCCGACTTACCTATTGTCTGAGTTACGGCAGTTATGTTTGAGACGCCGTCAATCTGTTTTAGTTGTTTCTTTAGTATTTCGGTAGCTGTACCTTTGAGGAAAATTATCCTTCGAGCAGGAGTTTGTCCGTAATCTAGCTTTTCGTCACCTTCAAGTAGATTCAAGATTGCATCAACAACAGTGTCAATTATGTCCTGCTTTGCCTCTGTTGCAACATCAGCAGTTATTCTTGCCATTTCTGTATCATATTCACTTGCTGGAGCCCTAGTGCTCACATTTGCATCTAGTTGCGTATTGTACTCGCCAGATGGAGCTCTGCTTGATATGTTTGCATCAAGCCTTGTACTGTTAGAGTCCATTTCCTGTCTATTCTCAACTGCTGTAGGGACTACGCCAGCAGCGTCTGGGACGGTAATGTTCGCATCGTCCGTCCCGCGCATAAACCTATTCTCAATAGAGAATGAGCCGATGAAGGCATTGATTATTTGGGAATCTACGGTTATGCCAATGAGCTTAACTTCGTAGTTAGACCCTGTAGTATACTGAGCGTCGGCACTTGTATCTACGATGACGAGGTGTGCGCCTGTATCTCCACTGTGGTTGAGTGATAGAGTTACGCCAGCATCAGGGTCTCCAAGAACCGTTCCATCCTTTGAGATTTCTACATCAGTCGTGGCAAGGTCTGTGACTGTAACACTAGCTCCATCAGAATTAAACGTATTAAACGCTAATTCAATAGTAGCATCTTCGTCTATGTCGCCGTAATATTTACTCATTCTTCATCCTTTGTTTACACCTTGGACATTTTGGAGCTAACACAAAAAGCACTTTCTTACTCTTTGTATTGTGGCAACTGCAAAACTTGTTTCTGCAATACCATATTATAGCTTTAGCCATTATTAACTTCCTATCAAACTATCAATATAACTCACAATATCAGACGCTGTCATTACGCCTGTAAGGTCAAGATCATGTATAGTGCCATTCATGCCGTTCGCGGCGTCTATATCTCCCCAACGCACAAGAATATCAGCAAGGCCCAAAGCACTATAATCCTCAGCTGCTCCGTCAACCGTTTCAATCGTCCGTCCATGCCCTACGCTTAGATGGATATTAGAATCGCCATCATCGCCAAACTGGACGGCAAAGACAATGGCCTGTCCCTTCTTGAACCAAAGTGCCGCTGTTGCAACCAAGTCATTTGCCGCACCACTGACAACATGCAACTTGAACTTCTGATCGTCGGAGTCATAGTACAGGTCTGCAAAGATCGTTGTACTTATTCGCCATGACCGGATATAGAAGTCACCACCTATTGCATCGTACCAACTTGACTGAGCAAAAGGCGTGAACGTAAATATATGCGTACCTTTTTCCGCAGTGTTCCAGTTAAGGTCATACTTGGCGGCTGCTCGTGGCGTGCCGCCGATCTGCCATGAACTTGATTGATCGCCATCGGCTGATATTTGTACGTTATCAATGAGAATATCAGTGTTCGTCCCAACATCTACCGACGCACCTATCCTGATACCAAGAATATCCCCGTCAGCAGCATCAACAAGTGTTGGCTTGATGTATAGCGTTTTCCACTCACCCGGCCGTAGTACCGCGTTAGTTACCAAGCTGGCATCCAGTGCGGTATTTGTTGCAGGATCACCGTCATCTTTGCAGAATCTAACAGTTATCATGGTTGGCTTGGCTGTAGTTGGTAATCCAACCATGATCGAGCCTGATACTATATCTGCTTCCGAAACAGCTACACCAAATGCTGATGCTGCTGTTCTTGTTGCAAAGATTGTCTGATTGTCACCCCTTGAACACCTTATGGCGTATGTTCCATTAGGTATTGACGGAATGTCCGCTGTGCCTGCTGTGACCTGTTCAATGGTCGCGGACTCAGAACTGACATAATCAAGGAAGTCTCCATCCTCGTAAGATGAATTTCCGGGAATTGTGAGTTGGTTGGTTATCGCCAGTTCACAGGTTACACCTTTTCTTGATGACACAGATTCAGGTGGAGTGATTGTAACATGGGCCATGCCGCCTACGTTTAGTTTCAAAGCAGCAAGAATCTGGCCGTCAAACCATACTAACGACTGCCATCCCAGCGTATTGACTGCTTGTGCCCTGTAAATACACGTCCAGTTTACTAAGTCGGTAGTTGCGTAAATTGCATTAGTAGAGCCGCTGACTGATGGAGTTGTGTCGTAAGTTCCGGCATATATAATTCCATCGTTCTGCATTAACGTAAAGAAGAAACCGCGAAGAGTTACCCTGTCTTGATCTTTGAATATCGGAGTAGCTTCGCCGCTGTAAACATCTAACAGGAATAAGCCCTCTTGCGTATCATCTGCACATAAAAGTTTTGTAGGATGGCCAATATCCTGAAGGGCAATAGGTTGTATTATATTTTGCCCGATAGTTGTTAATTCTGCCCACGTAACGCCATCATCGTCCGAGAAATATATATTTGATTTAACATTGTCACCAGAACATGCGATGATTCTTCCGGTTGCCTCTAACTGTCCCATGCCATGCCAATGCGTTATGACACCTGCTCCGGGGTCAAGAGCGGTTGACCAGTTATGCCCTTTGTCCGTAGACCGATATATGAACCTCCCCGGCGTCAAATATTCACTCATTAAGGATGTACCGGCAGAAGTTAAAAGGTAACTCCAATGAGCCGTAGTGACACCTGTTGCCGAAAGCGAGAAGTCTCCGCCGTCCAGTTTTGCTCTTGTGAAGGCCATCGACGTAGAACCTTCTGTCCATGTACCATAGAAAACTTTATTATCCCCACCAGTTGTACCCTCAGTGCAGACGCAATTGCCTAGATCATCAGTTGGGAATAGGTACGCAATCGTGGTAAGGTCTACTGCTTGACCCTGTGAAGAATAAGGCAATGAATTATCCAAAGAAGTCCCTATGAAGTCAGCTCCTGACCTACTACCAAATACTCTACCTAGTGTCTCTGATGCGTAAGCAATTCTCAACTGCGTATTTCCGACAAATGAATTTGCAGAATCCTCATCCATGCTTGATACTATGCCCGCAACCGGCATTGACTTATCTTTGATCTCGTTAATTCCAAGGGATAACTGTTCTGTAAAAGCTTCGCTGTTACGACTGTACCGCCCAACGAAACCCCGATCATCGGCATTGATCACTACAGCGTCAATATCAGGCAGGATAGCAAAGCCCATACCATTACCAGACTTAGCAAGCGTTACAGTGCCTTCGACCAATTCCAGTACATCAACATAGTCGGTGTCAAGCAGTACGGTATCAGACATTGTGTAAGTGCCGGGGGCTAAGAGCAACGCCCTGCGATTATTCGCAGAAAGAACTCCCATCTTGCTATCGTTATTTGACGACTTGAGTTGGTCATAAGCAGATTGTAAGTCATCCCCAGGCGAAACTGGAGATGAACTACCATTTTCTATTTCTTCTGCTGCACCTGAATATCTACCTCTGGTCATTAGTAACCTCGTATCAAACAGTTATTTGCTGCGCTTATGTCAGTATATACATTCTTAAGGTACTTATACCCTATCGCGTCTGTTCGTATCTTAGCCACCCTATTATTGCCTCCTGCGTCAGAAACGCTTATATCAGAGATATGGACATCTGAGGCGACCGTGAGCGTATCATAGGCCAAGGCTGTGAAGTCATCTGAAATCTTAGCCGTACCAACCGTACCGGAGATTTCGGCAAGCATCTCAGCAGGCCCATTACCTGTTGCCATGCCCCATAGTTGCCATGTGCCATTTGTGTTCGCGGTATTATCAGCTTGGTATGGGATCATCTCAATACCATTGGAAGCAGGGTCAACCGGATACCACCCAAGAGAAACATCTGCACTTTCTCTTGCAGATGGCTTAAAGTCCGTAATCGTAGCCTCATCGGAAGCGGGATCGGCTTTTCTCATCTTCTCGTAAGCGCCTTGAAAGGTATGTAGCATTGTCATAATTAAGCTCCTGTTTCGTCTATATCAATATCTTCATAATCGTCATAAGGCATGTTTGTTTTTATCTTATACGCCAGTGACATCGTTTTGGTCATACATTTGCACATTATCGTATACATAACTATTAAACCGCTTATAAACGATAGTATTGGAATTGTCAAGCAAAAAATAATAAATATTAGCTGATTATCTAACATTATTCGTCTCCTGTGTCTATTGCACCTAAATATGCAAGGTCATTAAGGTTAGCACCTTCGGTATCTGGCTCTCCGGTTTCGTCGAACTGGTATGGAGTCCCAATAGGGCATCTTAAGTGTATTTGAACTGCTATCATGGCCGAAAACAGCACGTCATCATGCTTTCCGGTATTATGTATGGGCTTTCCAGTCTTATCACGGATAAAAGTGGTCATCTCATCGAATATCCAAGGTAGATTGACCTCCATACCGTCCCTGATACACTGAATCAATCCATCAGTTAGCCATTTACGGGTTATCATGGTAGTGCGCCAGCCAAGGTTGTCTGTGTTCTCTACAGCGAGCGTCTCGTCGTGGCTTTGTCTATTGAATATGTTGGGATAGCCGAATTCCTTCAATTTTTGGAGAACGATCATACCGTTTGGTATCTCAGGTGCCACAAAAGCAGTATTATAGTAGATTCCAGCATTAATAAGCTGTTCTGCTACGTCAATCTGTTCCCCCCGCCCTTTATAAGCGGCTACGAAGTGTCCTGCCCTGTCAAAGACTGTCATGCCGTGGAAGTCCACAGCGGCGCGGTCATTAGATGGGTCAACGCTCTTGCCTTCCATCGTATCACAGCCGATGGTGTACTGGTGGCCTTCTTCTACCTCTCTGTATATCTGCCAGCAGTTCAATCTATGGTCAACCTCATCAAGATAAACCTCACCTCTCCTATCGAATAGCCCATATTTGACTTGTTTTAGAGTTCTTTCTTGTTTTTGCAGGATACCTGCCGAGAATACTGGATTACCGGACTGCTGGAAGGCTTCAAGAGGAGTAGCTGGGTATTCTTGCTTAAACAGCGAAATGTCGCCTTGACATTTATTTTTTATAGCCCACTTACGCCACGCCAACTGCTCCTTCCGCAGTCCATGTTTCTCAAATATCTGAGTTTCCTCAGCATCAAGTTTGAAATCACCCGTAATAGGTCTTTGGTAGTCTGGAAAGATGAACCAGGGTAAAAAGATAGGAAGATAGTTATTTAGGTCCTGTGTCTCCTCCCAATCGGTCAAAGCCTGCCAGAAAATATCGTGAAACGCGTCACCAACTCCATTAGCCGTACTCTCAATAAGAATAGCCGTATCCTTAGAGTCTGGAACCTCCTGTGCAGCACCACCAAACTGTTCTTTTGCCCTGTCCCAGAAGGCAAACTCAGTAGCATGGAAATAATGCGTAAGGCCACCGCGACCAAGAACACCCTTACCCGACGTTTGACATAAAAACGATGAACGATGCGGGTCTTCATAGGTTATCTCCTTACGGGAGCTATACTTAGTCTTCTTAACTGAATAGGACGGCATCTGGTTCTGGAACATGGTAGCCATCTTAAATACCTTGTCAGTAGCGTCACTATCCGCTGAACAGACACAGGCAAATCTATTCTCATGCCTGTTTATGTCACAGAAGAACCTTCCTTCGGTATATGTAGAAACTCCTTCACGCCGAGCCTTCAAGACGATGGCGCGAACAGGAAGTCCTTTCTCATGCTGGAGTTGCAAGGTCTTATGAACCATTAACTGCGCAGGGTTACACTTCAAATAAAGAACATCCCCGTACATAGAGACGATCTTTAGGTTATCTGCCATCCAAGTTAAATAGTCAAAGTGACCCATCAAACCATCCTAAAATAATAGCACCTAAAGCACCAAACATTAAATAACCAAGAACGGTCATTCCAACACCGCCAATACATGCTCCTCAAAACACATAGTATGCTTACCATCGTCAAACTCATACTCACTACCCTTGAACTGGCCAAGAAGAACCTTGTCGCCAGCCTTAACCTCAGAACAGTCTGGGCCACAGCAGAGGACGGTGCCGGTAGTAGTCTTCTGGGCCTTAGGTAGTACAATCCTACCAATCTTGTCCACAACCTCTAAATCCACAACCAGCTTTTTACCGATTGGGGTGAAGGCCGAAGTGTTACAGTTTATTCGCATGTTTTATTCCCTTACCTATCTTAACATTCCTGTTTTAGTCATTATTCTTAAACCCCACATATTACCATGTTTTGCTTAAGTTCATTTAGTCTCTTTGTTGGCAACTCAAACCACTCGCCACGTACTAAGTGGTAATCAAGCGATCTATGTGTCTGCGCCTCAGCAGTTCTAGCCGCACTCCTTGATGTAAAGCCACAAGTCAGAATTAAATGGAGCTTGTAAGGACATCCAGTTTGTAACCCAGCCAACCTCTCTAATGTGTTCTCAGCGATACCAATTTTATAATATTCGCTATCACCACACTGAATTATATACATATAACACATAAGTCAAACCTTCGTTTCTATTGAATGCGTCGGGTTTATACCAGAGGTAACCCCATATAAGACATGATAAACGAGGGTAACGAAGCTTGGATTAACGAAAGGGCCGAAAAAGGTCACCTTTTTAGAATTAGAATCGCTCATAATCGCCGTTTCTGTCGAACCGCTCGCGTTTATACTTATATCACTACTCATGTTCTAGTCCTTTCTTGTCCTGTAATTGGAAAGTGGGGGGGCGTGTGTGTGAGGGTGTGATACACCGCATAGGGGGGGGTGGGGGGGGGCACGTACCCCCTTGGGGTGCCCTGTCCTGCCCTAGGCCCGTACACGCCTGTTTAAGCCCGTCCCGCTCCATACCCTGCCATTGTTCCCGTAACGGGGCTAATGCCTTACATGGGCTGTGTGTGGGCTTGTGCGTGGTGTGGGCCTGTGTCATACTTAGAACCTCTTGGCTATAGCCGTCTCTGTGGTGGCATAGGCCGTGAGGATGCCTGCATTGGCCTCTATACGGTCTATCTCCTCCTTGCACCAGGTCAGGCGCAGGGCAGGGTCTGAGGGGATGTCGGCGTTGAGGTTGATGGCTATTTCCTTGAACATTGCCTTGTGCTTGCCTAGCAGCTCCATGCTCCTAATCCTGTCACCATTATTAACCATTACAGCTCCATCCCCCGTTACAGGGAACGCCAGCTCCTTTAATCCTTGTACTATCTGCTCTACTGTTACATCGGCTTTACGGGCTAATTCCTGTTCTTTGGTGTGTACTACTACTAATGCCTTTTCAGTGAATATTTGCTTTATGTTATGGTTTGCGAACCTTGCTACGTATCCTGCTCCTATTGCTGATTGTGTTTGGTTCTTATAGGTTTGCTTTGAAGGGTCATTATCGTTGTATATCCCCGGTGTGGTGTATAGCCTTACTGCTTCTGCCTGTTTAGCTGATAATGTGGTACTGATTGACATTGATTAACCTATTATGTTTATTATTGAGTCTATTGCGGTTATTATGAGTATACCTGTGATTACTCCACTAATGAAGGTTAATACTTGTTTACCGCTCATATTCGCACCAAATTAGACTTGTTCGGTTCTTGTTAGGGTCTATGTTACCCCTTTGTTAGGTATATTGCAAGGGAAATCTTTTTATTTATTAAAGATTCTCATATCCGGTATAAGCCTTGGTTATTGCTTAAAGCCTGTTTAGGTGTATTTAGAAGGTGTCTTTCGTATTATCTCGTATTTCTTCGTATTTTCTATTTGACTTATTGGTGTTTATAGACGATAGTATAGTTATGGCAATTGTGCCTTACAAGGAGTTTATTATGTTACAGAGAGAATGGAACATTCAGCAATTGAACATGAGACGGATCGAAGACCTCAATAAATGCACCAACTCAAGCGAGTATAGCATGGCCGATGCAATTTGCAAGAAGGAAATACTTGACCTTGCGAAGTCTAAAACTAAACTGTCACCTATTGATATTGCTATCTTAAACAGCTTATTCCCTCTTGGCACTGTATTAGCCCTGCCTGCCGCTGTCAACGCTTAGCCCTTAACTCCCTGCCGCGCCCCATTAGCGGCAGTTTGTTAATTGTTAATCTTTATTTTAAGGAGTTATGACTATGATAACAGGAAGTAATGATAAACGAAGAGATCACATCGAATTAGGATACAAGACTTATACAGGCAAGTGCTTCACTCAACAAATATGGGTTGACACTTATAACCGTATACAAGACCGTATCAACGCCTTTATTGATGCTGGTGCTGTAGTGCCCGAAAGCCTGTTAAATGAGTCTCATCGTTATTTCAGGGATATTGCAACCCTATAAGGAGGCCCGTCCCATGTTTGACCCTTATTTTGCTTTTACGTTTTTAGTTTGTTATTTAATTGTTAAGTGTATTTTTAATTAGAAAGGTTGTGTATTATGAAAGCTACGTTGCGAAAAAATGGTGATTATATGGTTACGGTGAAAGTGAGACACAACCTATCTCTCGCTGATATACTTCTTGCCGCCGCACACAAAGAATGGTACAGTCGAGGCTCTACTGAATCTCTTGCGGAGATACTAAAAAGAGCTAAGGATGAGTTTCAGGATCACGGGGACTCTTGGAGGGAACATGTGGAAGATGATCTGCCTGAAATAGCTGTAATTGCATTAAAGTACTTGAAACACTTTGAAATTAGACTCACTCAAACTTTCGGCTTTGCATCTTTCACTAACGCACAAAGGGAAATTAAAGAATATATGGAATAAGCCCATCACTAACCGGCCCCTTATCCGGGGCTTGTTGGTAATTGACTTTATTAACTTTTATTAAGGGTTAGGATTATGAAATACATGGGCAGTAAAAGACGGCTAGCAAAGTATATCTCGCCGATAATACAGGGCTTTATTGAATCCGGCAACTACAAGACCTACATCGAGCCTTTTGTTGGCGGCGCTAATATGATTGAAGCTGTTAAATGTGACGTTCGGTGCGGGTCAGATGTAAATAAATATTTAATTGCCTGTTTAAAGGTGGCTGCAGACGGTAATGCTGAAATATTCCCCGACAAGATCACCGAAGAGGAATACAATACCATCAAAGATCATAAAGCTTGTTACGCCGAGTGGCTTGTTGGCTTTTGTGGCTTCAACGCTACCTTTGGCTCTAAGTGGTTTGGCGGCTATGCTAGGCCTCGCAAAGGCACAGGATACGATAGGGACGTTATATGCGGAAAGAACGCCCTGATTAAACAGGGGCCTCTTATCGAGGACGTAGACTTCACCTGTCATTCTTATAAGAATTGGGCTCCTGAGAATTGCGTTGTCTATTGTGACCCACCATACCAAGGAGCAACCGGATACAAAGACAAGTTTAATCACATTGATTTTTGGAATTGGTGCCAGAAGTATGCTAGGCCTGAATTTAACAACGTGATATTGGTATCGGAATACACCGCACCTAGTTTTTGCACTGAAGCCATCTGGACTAAAGAGATTGAAAACACGCTATCTAAGGATGCCAAGGGCAAAAAAGGCATTGAGAAGCTGTTCTGGGTTAAGGACCGAAACAGCACGCAACGTAGAATACCTAAGAATAGCAAAGGTTTACCTTACTAACTCATCCCCCGCCCGCTCCAGGCGTACGCTGCAAGGCAAGGCGGGGACTTAACTTTATACTTTGAAAGGGTTTATAATGAATGAATCAGACGACAAACTACTTGAGGAGATTTTAAAATGAGAACCAGAACCAAGGGCATTACAATTCAGGAATTGCGGTATACCAGAACAGGCTGCTCAACAGAGATCGCCCGCCTATCGCATGAGATCGACCTTGCAAGAGGTAATATGGCTAAGCAGGCCGCTCTTATCGCCCTTAAGCATCGCCAGGTAGACAGGCGTAAGGGCGTCAATGATGATATTCTTGCCGCTGAAAAGGAAATCAAGCAGTTAAACCGGAGTTATAAACAGAAACCGTATTCGAAAGGAAGAAAATGAAGAAGTTAATGTTAATCGCAGTATTGTTAGTGACAGGCTGCCTCCCCAACACGCGCCGGGGCTGGAGTCAAGACACAATTAACCGTGAAACAGAGACGATCCAAGCCATGAATCAGCAGATATACACTGAAAACAAGGTGTTACTGCCTATGAAGATGGATCAGGTTGAAGAGGCTGTCGGATGGCAGGAAAGAATGAGAGCTATTCGGGCTCGTCAAGAGGCTAAATGATGCAGTTTATTATGGATCAGTTTTTTGTTACGAAAGACGGACTATTTATGTCTTGGTCGCTTGTTGCAGGCGTTCTCGCATTCAACTGGATTATGACGAAGATAGTGCGTACATTTAAGAAGTAATTAACCGCCCCCTGCCTTTATTGGTGGGGGGTTTTTTGAAAGAGAGGTACTAATGAAGATTTTAATGGACACAGGCGTTAAATGCCCCGTATGTAATAAGGCTCTACTTTGCGGCGACATTGTTAATGATGATAAAGTCACAGCCTGTAATGAGTATGACACCCTTAAGGCTAAAATATACAGCTTAGAGCTTGAAAACATCGCCTTGCGCGGTGCTGAGAGTGCAGCAATTCAGGAAATCAATGCTTTAGAGGCTAAAGCTGAGTTGTT